GATGGAGAACCTTGGTGTAAAGAAGGTGATTGGATTTGTATTGGTCGATATTCTGGATCAAGATTTAGAATAGAAGGCGGAGAGGTAAGAATTATCAACGATGACGAAGTCATAGCGACAATCGTTGACCCAGAAGACATTCAGCACATTTAAGGAGATATCATGGCTACTATAGAAAAAAATGAAGTTAAACAAGAAGAAAATGTTTCACGTGAAACAACAGAGGATAAACCAGTTGAAGTAGAATTACCTCTTGGTCTTGACGAAAAAGATAAGAAACCCGAGGAAGTCACTGAAACTAAAGAAGAAAAAAAAGAAGACGAAGTAACGGAATACAGTAAAAAGGTTCAAACAAGAATAAACCAAATTACTGATCGTTACAGAAAAGAACAAAGAGATAAAGAGGAAGCTGTACGTCTAGCTCAAACGTTAAAAGATCAAAATGAAAAACTTCAAACTCAAATATCAAATTTAGATAAAGGTTATATATCTGAGTACGGC